TACAGGTGGACCAACTCCTCCTGGTTGGGTTCCAGAAGGCGCTACATTAAGTGCTGATGGTCAACTATGGCAGGGCACTGATAAGAATGGCCAGCAGTATGCTTATGGCGTAAACTTTAATCCTAATCAACAATCGGGCCAACTTCAAAGTGGTCCACAACCTTTAACACCAAACCAACCTCAAGGCCTAATGAATGGCGCATTACATCCACAAGTTGGATTTGGTTGTAATTGTCAGCAATAAAGTTGTATTTTTAATCAGCAACACTAAATAGTTTTATAGTAAAGATTGATGTAGTAAAAGTATCAGTTCCGCATTTCCAATTTATGCCACATAAGTTAATCCTAGTTAGCTTGCGGAATTTGAGAAGGCGGTAAGGTGCCTTCCTAAACAGTGGAGAAACCTTACACTTATCCTTGGATATTATTATAAAAGTCCCCAACGGCTTTGTAATAATTTTCGACCCTGGAATGAGATGGCTCGTCACTCTCCCATTCCGAGGCTTTGTTAAGTGTGCCTTAAACACTTAACACTTATTTTATAGAAAAGGAAAAACGAAATGAATAAGAAAACTGAACCAACCTCCACGCCAGACGAAAATGTTTGGGACACTGAAGCAGCTCCTGCTCAACCTGTAATAGCCGAACCCCACAAAGAAGCAGCTAAACTTAAAGTTAAAGCAGCACCACAACCAAGCCATCCCGATTTCGATATCGAAGGCTTAATGACAGACTTCCCAACAGCTAAAGATTTGGAACGCTTTGTGTTTGATGAAACCGGCGTTGTGTTAAACTTGAAAGGTCGCGCCAACAAGTTAAAGTATCAAGTGGCCATGGATGTATTAAACGGTGTTGAAGTTGATCCTAAGTTCTTGGGCGGCGACAATCCATATATTGACAAAGCTGAAATGGTTCCAGTTGAGGACTTAAAAGATCCTCCTGCTCGTGATCCTAGCTTGCCGGGCGAAAAAGAAATTCAAAATCAATTTTACACTCCATTCATTCCACATCCGGATCAAGAGTATCGTGCCCGTAACAAAAAGGTTCATACTATATTCCGCAAGTATAAGAACGGTATGATTTCATATGAAGTTATTGGTCCTATTGAACCTAAACCAGTTGGTGAAAAGCTAGACAAATGGGGCAAGGTTCGTCCAGAGTTAATGAGCTGGGTTGATCCACGCACTGGAGAACAAATTGTTCAAAGAGCGGATGGCAGTATGACTCCACAAGGCCGTAACTTAAAAGCCATTATGCAAAAGATGCGTGTTAACAACAGTAGTCATTGGGCTATGTGGATTGACCGTGACTTTGTCAATGTGGAAGGTGGCGAACTTAACAACCCATGGGAAGTTCAGTGATAGACTTTAACAGTTCGGATCAAGATGCCGAGCGGCTCAAGGCTCAGGAAACTAAAATACAACAAAAGGTTATGGCGGCACATCGCGAAGCCTTTGTTCAAAAGTTTCCTGGCCAGTGCGAACATATCATGCGTTTAATAGCCGAACGATTACAGTTGGGCTTGCGTAAGGATAGCGCGGGTATATCAAACAGTGAAGTTGAGTCATTGGCCACTGCGTTGCTAGCCATTTACAATATCCATTCAGACCTTAACTAACTTATGCTAGATTCAAACTTACTAATGCGTAGGGCTATACGCTGGGTAACGGAACAGCATAACTTAACTCCAGAAGCTATTAAGTTATTGGACAATGATTCACAAGTTAAGTTTCAGGATTTGGCTATAGCTGTATGCGATGACATGCAATACAATCAGCTAAAATACTTTAGACCCTTTGAACATCAAAAGCGTTTCTTTCAAACTAGTGGTTCGGCACGCCGTGGAATACTAGCGGCTAACCGAATTGGTAAAACCGTTTCCACTTGCTATGAAACTGCTATGCACCTAACTGGACTGTATCCTGATTGGTGGGAAGGTAAAAGGTTTGATGGTCCTATTACAGCTATGGTAGCAGGAGAAGGTTGGAGTCAGGTTGCCATGGTTCTCCAAAATGAATTACTGGGCACACAGGATGTTAAAATCAAAGAACAAGTTGGAACTGGAGCCATTCCTCGTTATTGTATAATACAGGATACTATGCGTAACGATGGCGCTAACTGTTTGGGAGTAGAAGTCAGACATATCACCGGTGCCAAAAGTTATCTGTTGTTTGCCAACTATACACAAGAAGTTAGACAAATGCAGGGTTTCAAATTAAACTTAGCTGTGTTTGATGAACAACCGCCCGATGACTTCTTTAGTGAAATTGTTACTCGAACTGCTACAACACAAGGACAAGTGTTATGTTCGTTTACGCCACTAAAAGGATTAAACGGATTAGTATCTAAGTTTTGGAATAAAGAAGATGGATATAACTTTATTCGTGTAGCTTGGACTGATGTTCCCGAATACGATCCTTGGCATGAACCATTTTTATTAAATGAAACTAGACGCCAACTAGAACGAGATTATTTGCCACATGAGCGTGAAGCTCGTATTGCTGGTAAGCCTGTTATGGGTAAAGGCGCTGTGTTTCAAATACGCGATTGGCCTACATACAAAGCTAGTGAATATAACTTTAGAGAAATGCCGCAAATACATCGTGTTATATCATTGGACTTGGGATTGGTTAACGATAAAACAGTTATATCATTATTATATTGGGATCCATATGAACAAGTTATATACCTACATAAACAAATTGTTGTCCAAGGTGTGGAAGAAGCTGTGCCAACACAGTATATCAATCATCTCCTTAGACCAGAAGTATTCGGGACGCCTATCGTTCTCCCTGCTGATGCTAATACTGCTGGTCGTTACACTATGTCATCTAGTTCGATACGCGAGTTGTTTGAGCAGTATGAATTAAATGTATATCAAAAAGCTATTATGAATCCGCCGGACAGCCAAGGGCGTGTAACTAATCATAAAAGCTATGGTATAAATCAAATGCGTCAAATGTTAGAGTTTGGCACTATGATGGTTAATGAAAATTGCGTGGACTTTTTGCGTGAAGCACAAAACTATTATGTAGATGAGCATGGCCGTTTCTCCGATCCCGACGACTGTATCGACTCCGCTCGTTATGGTGTAATGGCTTGTTTGCAGGGCATAGCTGAGCCTTGGGACAATCGCACACCACGCGAGCGTATGCGTGCACAAAGAGATCGTATTATACCTAAACAACCACCTCATTCCGAATGGAAACGCACCTTTGATCCATCGTGATTTTGACTTGACACTAAATAAACTATCACACTAAAGGCTTTCACTAATGCTGGAAATTAAAAACAAAGTTCTAATGCAACTTAACACTAACAATACTACACTAGCTAGATTTGTTAGATTAAAAGGTCAGTTGGACACCAAATGCGCTTCTTATTTGCGCTACTTAGGAACCAAAAACGCTGTTAATCGTGCGTCGGATTATCATTATTTGTGTTTGGCTGTTAGCGAATCAACTGCTCCTGTAAATGGCATTGACTATATCCATCCTGTAGTTAAACCATGCGTTGATTATGTTACTGCTGTTATTGCCAAAGGACTTTGCCCACAAGGCGAAATTAACTTTGAATTTGTTCCAGAAACAGATGAAGATGATGAAGCAGCACGCCAAGCTACCAATATGGTTAGCCGTGTATTAAATCAAGAAAATGATCCACACTTTATATTACAGCGTTGGATTATGGATGCTTGTATGCACAAAAATGGTATGCTTATGGTATTACCACGCCGTGAACAAACTGTGCGCTATGTTGAAACACAAGGCACATTGGATCAATTAAAAGCATTTGAACGCCAAGCTGAAGATCAGGCCCTAACTGTATTGCGCCAAAGTCGCCGCAAACAAGGTGTTAATATGCAAGCTGTTATGACAGAGATTCATCAGACTATTGGTGCCGATGCCCAAGAGCGTATTGGTGGCAAGTTGGATGATATCATTAATGGAATGAAATTGGGCGAAGAGCCTGATATGGATAGTATGGCTAGTGAAGAACAAATGGATAGTCGCGAAAGCGAACAGTCCGCACTAGATGATGCTATTAATCGTAATACAATTTACTCAGCCAAATATAAGTTAACTGGCTGGAACTTACAAATTAAATTTAGAAACATTGCTCAACATTATTGGATTTGTGATCCTACAATCCAAGAAATGAAGGATCAAGTATTCTGCGGATTCTATGATCCAATGACAATCCAAGAAGCAGTTCAACTCTACCCAGAGTTAAATGACCATATGGACGAGTTCCGTATGCATGCGGAGTATAATCAAAATGGTGCGTATCAAGCGGGTTCGGTCCTTAATAACCTCGCCATTCATGCTCGCGATAGTGTGCCTGTCATGGGGATTCCTGTTGAGTCTGGTGTGGGTGCTGACCCAGATAGCCGTTTGGTTACCATCTTAACAGTATGGGACAAGTATGATATCGATGGTGATGGCGAATTAGAGTTAATTGAAATTATATTCTCTGGTAGTTATATTATATCCGCTAAGGAAGTTGAGTTTATTCCTGTTGCCAATATGTGTCCAAAGCCATTACCAGGCAATTTCTATGGCATGAGTATTGCTGAGTCAGTAGTTCCTATGCAGGAATATGCTACAGCTGGACATCGCGCTGAAATACTATTGGGCTTGTTAACAGCTACTCCACGCTTAGGTGTTAAACCAGATAAGGTTGACTTTGAAATGTTACAAGATGGCGAAGCCGCTATCTTCATCTTAGATTCTAAGTTTGATCCATCAACTGACATTTATCCTATGCCTGCTCCAGCCGGTAACTTGGGCTTTATGGAAAACGCCATGAATCGTATCCAACAAGATACTATGGCTATTATTGGTATGACACAACCACAAGATGTGTTTAATCCACAAGTAATGGCTGCTGGTAATTCAGGCGAAAAGTTAAGTATGGCATTAGGACCAAATCAACTTATTCAAGACAACGCTGTGCGTAATGCCGCTGATGGATTGAAAGAAATGATTTGGATTGTATGGCGCACATTAATCCAGTATGGTGATGATTACGGAGTTAAGAAGTTAGCTCAACAATATAATCCTGACAAAGAACCTGTGTTCTTAGATTATAAGTCTTGGGATGAAATGAACTTCTGTGAGCGTAAGCAGATTCATATGGAATTGGCATTGGGCATGATGTCCGAAGAGAACCAATTACAACGCCAGCAAATCATTATGCAAACACAGCAAGGTTTACAAGCTCAACTAACACAATTGGTTGCTACAGGAACATTAACTCCAGAAGTTTACAAAAAAGTTAAAAAGCCTTATGCTGATACGCTTTATGTATTGGGTGTTAAAGAATCCGATACATACTTGCCAACCGATGATGAAGTTATGAATATGATTAAACAAGGTCAAGCTATGCAACAACAAAAAGGACCAAGTCCAGAAGATCAATACAAGACTTCACAAGCGGATCTCAACAAAGCCAAAGTGGATCAGATTAAAGCACAAGTTACAGGTCAAACTGCTACAGCGCAATTGGACTACATGGCACAAGCACAAGGTAATCCTAAGGTATATTAATGATAGAACAATCAGCATTAGACGCATTTAATTCGAGAGTCAAAGTCAATCTTAATAACATTAAGACTATGACTCCCTCTCAATTGGATCGTATTAAAGCACAAGGTTCTGAAGCCGAAGCATTACTATTGAATAAGCAATTAGCTATGTTTATTCATGTTACCAAATTTGATTTAACTGACAGTTTGTCAGCTCTAACAGGCCACAGCGAGGAAGATAACAATCGACGCATTGCGATAAGTAATCAACTAGCAGGCTTACAAAGTTTTATTGATACGCTGACTCGCGCGGCGTATTATAAAAAGCGTGTGGTAAATCACCAGAATGGTTCTGTTGATCCCACCGAACAATATAAGGAAGTCTTATGACAGAAAATATCATGCCTAACGACCAAGTCGCGGCCACTGAAAACAACGCAGTTCCCAGTATGGACTCAATAGCAGCGAAAATGGACGCTATGAAAGCAATGACATTGCGTAACCAGATGCGCTCTACCGACGGGACTGAGACAGGTAAATCAGCTGAGGCAAATGCTGAAACCCCTGTGGCACCAGAAGGCCAAGAAGCCGAGCCAGAAGTTGCCGATTCAAGTTATGATGATTTAGATAGTGGCACTGAAGAGCAGGACACCCAGGAAACTGTAAGTGAACCTACAGACGCAGACTCTACAGCAGATGAATTAATTGACTTTATTGATTTCGCAGAAACTAATCCGAACGCCAAGTTCAAGTTTATGCGTAATGGTAAAGAGATTGTTATTGATGCTAAGAAAGCCGCAGCTATTCTCGGACAAGGATCAGCGATACACGAAGATGCAAGACAGTTAAAAATCCAAAAAGCAGAATTTGATGAATATTTGCGTGAGCAAAGAAGTCAGCAAGAGGGATTAACACTAGCAATGGAGTTTACCATAGCACCGCAGCTACAAAAAGCCTATGATGAGATCCTAAAGACTCAAAACTATAATGTGACCTTTCAACAACAACTTAGCAATAGTAGAAATCCAGCTGAACAAGCTAGAATACAAGCCAGCATGGAGCAAAACAATCGCTATATGCAACAGCAAAGTGAAGTGATAGGTCGCTTAAAGCCAAACTTAGATCAATTCAGAGATATGCGTAGACAGCAAGTTCAACAATTACTCGAACAAAACCGCAAATCATTTACTGACAAAGAGTTGAAAAACGAATATGTCTATAATGAAATTCGCGAGAAAATTGGTAAAGCGTGGACTAATGCTAATGGCGAAACATTACCTGGTGTTAAGAATATCGATTTGATTTCATCCGACGAGTTCCTATTAGGACTAGTTAGAGATGGACTCAAGTTTAGAGATCGTCCTCAAGCAAAATCTGCTGGAAGTTCATTAGCACAATTGACAGGCCGTAAAGGTGTGTCAACTAATAATGGCAAGGGAGAACAAGACTCTATTAACAAACTTCGTGAACAAGCCAAGGGCGGCGATAAAAAAGCCGCAGACAACTTACTCATGGCCCAACTAAGTAAACTTAGAGCGGCTAGAGGTAGTCGTTGATTTAGCCTAATTACTATTCAAGGAGAATAACATGGCAGAAATTACAACAAGTCAAATTGGTAACGGAACAACAGCTTATGGCGCTGATATCGTTGTCAAGGACTTAGATTTAGATGTATCCAATCGTGTAAAAGACGATACCCCAGTTTTAAATATGTGTATGACTAAAAAGCGTAAAGTAAACTCTACTTTACCTTTATGGACAGATGACATCTACCGCTTGCCACAAACACAAGCATGGGTAGAAGGTGCTCCTGTTTCAACAAGTCAAGCTGAAAGTAACAGTCGTTACAACTTAGCTAACTACACACAGATTTTTGCTACAACAGTTGCTGCTTCTGGCACAGCTCGCGCAGTAATGCAGTCTGGTGGAGATCCACAAGCATACCAAGAAGTTAAACAGTTAATCGAATTAATGTTCGACGTAGAACAACAATTAGTTCGTAACGACCAAGTTGGAACACAATACGGTGGTCAAACTGGAACTGCTGGTGGTGCTACTGGTAATACACAAACTGGTCGTCGTATGGGTTCATTGTCCGCTTTTGCTGGCACACAATCCTTTTACACAACTAGTGGTAACTTAACAGGTATCACAACCAATGTAAACAACGCAACAACTGACACTCCTGTAGCAACTGCTAACAGCTTTACAGTTAATGCTGACGGAACAACATTCTACACAGGAACATTTACTAACCAATTGTTCTCTCCAATTAACTATCGTCAATTGGTAACTGTAGCTGAAGAGCGTTACAATGCGAAGATTCGCACAGTAGTTGCTCCTACAAGTCTCCGCACAATGTTGTCTGATACTTTCCCAACAAGTCGTTCTATCAACCGTGTAAATTCTGAGCGTGGTGACACAATCCAGACTTTCGAAGGCGACTTCTCTTACACATACGAGATTTTTGATTCTTGGATCATGGATCAAGCTGGTGTAAGTAATAGTATCTACTTCTTGAACGAAGAAGTGTTACAATGGGGTTCATTGCGTGACCTAGGTCCTAACAACGAAGTATTCAGTAATGCTGACGCTTCATTAGACCAGTTCATCATGGAAGGCACATTAATCGTGCGTAACCCAGCTGGCGTAGGTATGTTGAATAACATCTCTACAACTGGCGCGAATGTAACTACAGCTCGTCCAAGCACATTAGTATTGCGTGCAACAAATACATACTAAGCAATAGTTTAGTGTATTGGAAAGCACCCTTAGGGGTGCTTTTTTTTGACCAGCAATCCATTTGTATAAACCCCTAATATTCATCCGCCACTAAATACATCTATGAACAACGACATTAATAAACCCGAATATCTCTCCGACCAGGATCCCGAAAAAGATTATGATTATATGCGCCAAGATGCCGGCGGCATTATAACAGCACACAATGGCGTAGCAGATAAGCTATTACAAAATAATGATTTATATCGTTCTATGAAGGGCGATTGGAAACGCACAGATTGGAACAAAAGTAAAAATATCAAAGTAACTACTGGCCGCGAAGATGGTAAATTTTATATCCAACGCGAACAAATGAATACTGATTATGTAGCATTGCGTTGTAAAGAGTATCGTGCGGCTGCCGAAGCAGGTTGGTTGGATCCATTAGCTCCACTAATGCCAGATGGTAAAATTGGCTATAAATGGATGGATTTACCCGATGTTATTGCTATTCGTATTTCTGATACATATTTTGGTGGTATGCCTTGGAGTGTTATCAAACATGACAAAACATTAAAGGCGCAATTCTATCGTGTAGTTCAACAAGAATATCCACAGTATGTTTGCTTTCCCGGCGGCAAACTACCTATTCCAATTGAAGTTCCATATCCAGTCAAGTCGGGCGAAACAAAATTCTTTAAAGGATTCTAAACCATGTTTGTAATACCAAATGCTGATACGCTAGTAACATTTTTAAAAGATTTTACTGGCAGTTCGGATGACAATGAAATAAAAGAATGTATTTTTATGGCTGAGTTAGCCATGCGTAATATTGAATTACCAGCACTAAGAACTAATCCGTATGAAACATTTGGTGTAGTTGGCGATAATCAGTTAATGCCAATTCCAGCTGACATGAACAAACCTATTTTGTTCTTCCAACAAGGACAATATACACAAAATGGTGGCAACTCAACTAGCACTGGACCATGGATCGTTTATGACCGTGTTGGTGATAGAGATATTATTACTATGGGCATGGTTGCTCAATTTTATCTAAGCCCAGTTAATGTGCCAGCAGTTATTCGCGGTAAGTTTTCTGAAGTTGGACAATACTATCAATTCCTGCCATACATTGCGGCAGGACAAGTTTTAAACTTGTATTACTATCGTGCTTGGGATTTATTGTTTACTCCAGTAGCAGGTGGAGATCCTGGTGAAACAGTTCAAACTAACGAAGTATTACAAACTTGGCCAGAAGGTTATGTTTATAATTCTTTAGCTGAATACTATACAAAGCGACACAGCCCAGACGATGCCGCTATCTACAAACAAAAAGCAATTGATGCTTGGAAAACTGTTGAAGATCAAAACAATTTGGGCAAATGGTCAGGCGGTAATACTAGATTAACTAGTATATTCCAACCAAGACGCGACCAGCAATACCAAGTAAAATAATTAAGGAACAATAATGGCAGGCAACTCAACCGGGTTATACGGCACAACTACAAGCAATCCAACAATATTACCAAATAACAATACTGGTTTATATAATACTGGAATTGCTCCAATACCTATCAATGGTAATATTACAGCTAACAACATTACTGCTACAGGAAATGTTAGTGTTGGCGGTTATGTCAGTGCGGTTGGTAATGTCACTGGTAATTATGTATTAGGTAATGGTTATTACTTAACTGATGTTCAAGTTTCATATAGCAATGCCAATGTGGCCAATTACTTGCCTATCTATTCAGGCGCTATTTCAGCTAGCACTATTTCAACAACAGGTAGCATTACTTCGGCCGCTACTATCTATGGTAACACACTTACTATAACTGGTAACATTACAGCTAATGGAAACATTTCAGCTGCTTATTATCAAGGTAATGGTAGTCAATTAACAGGCATTATTAGTTCATATAGTAATGCCAATGTGGCAAACTTGTTGCCAGTTTATACAGGTAATATTTCAGCTCAAAATATTAGCGCAACTGGAAATATTACTGCTAGTATTTTAAGAACTCCTGGCAACCTTGGCAATATTATTGGCGTTAATTATACTGTATCTAATTTCTTTGTTGGAGATGGTAGTTTATTAACTAATTTGCCAGTTCAGCCTGGCACATATGGTAATGCCAATGTAGCCGCATATTTGCCTACATATACAGGTAACATTACTGCTGGTAATGTGTCAGCTACAGGTAATATTGCTGGCAATTATTTTATTGGTAATGGTAGTCAATTAACAGGTATTACTACAAATTATAGCAATGCCAATGTGGCAGCTTATTTGCCAGTTTATTCCGGTAACATTACAGCAGGTAATATTAGTGTAAGTGGTAACATTACAGATGGTAACTTATCTACTAGTGGTAACATTACTACTGGCAATTTAATATCTACTAACTTAGTATCTGCTACTTGGATGTCAGCTACAGCTAATATTCAAGCTGGCATATTATTAAACACAGGTAACATTGTTCGACTAGGCACAGCGGCTGGTAATGCTACATCCAGTGCGGCTAATACTATTGCTATTGGTCGCAGCGCAGGTGCTAATACTCAAGGCGATGGTTCAATAGCTATTGGCCAAAATGCTGGTAACACAACACAAGCAGGTAATAGTATTGCTATTGGTCGTGCGGCTGGACAAACTACTCAAAATGCTAATGCTATTGCTATTGGCCGTTCGGCAGGTAATAATTCACAAGGTATTGAAACTATTGCTATTGGACACTTGGCTGCCAATAACGCACAAGGTAATTATGCCGTAGCGATTGGCTATAGTGCTGGATCCAATAATCAACCAGCTAACAGCATTATGATTAATGCTAGCGCCAATGCGTTAAATGGTAACAATGCTGGTTTTTATGTTAATCCTGTTCGTTATGACACAGGCAATACCGCCAATGTGGTTTATTTTAATGCCGCTACAAATGAATTAACTTATGCCGCCGCATTAAGCAGCAGTTATGGCAATTCAAATGTGGCAGCTTACTTGCCAACTGATCCAACTATTATTAGTATTCAAGCTAATGCGGCTAATACAAATAGTAATGTTGCTAACAATACTAGTAACATTACTACATTACAAAGTCAAGTAACAAGTTTAACAGGAAATGTTTATGGCAATGCCAATGTGGCAGCTTATTTGCCAACTTATACAGGCAATATTTCTGCTGGTAATGTTTCTGTAACAGGAAATGTGTATGCTCCAGAAATTGTTAGTTCAAATGTTACTGTATATGGTAATAGTATTATTACTGGCAACTTAACTGTTCAAGGCACAACAACAACTATTAATTCCAATGTTGTTACTGTAAATGATTTGTCAGTATTGTTAGCTAATAATATTTCAAATATTGCTCAATTACAAGGCGCTGGTATTACAGCAGGTAATAGTGCTGGTAATAGTTTAATTAATTTTACTTACAATGTAGGATCAAATGCTTGGTCAAGTAATATTGGTATTGGTGTAACAGGCAATCTTAGTGCTACTGGTAATATACAAGGTTCATATGTTTTAGGTAACGGCAGTCAACTAACTGGTTTACCTATTCAACCTGGAACATATAGTAACACCAATGTTACTAGTTTATTAAGTGGTGGCACATATACTGGTGATATACAAGCATTATCTGGTGTTATATTAGCGGCAGCAATAAGTTCATCTGGAACTGTTACAGCTAATGCCAATGTTACTGGTAATAATATTATTTCACTTGGTTATGTAACGGCAGCTAATGGTTTAGAATCAACTAGCACATATCCTGGCCCATATTCAGATGGCGTTGTAGTTGATTATTTGACTGGCACAGCTCGTATTAGTGCTGGCACAAATGATAATATTAGATTTTATAACGGCGGCATCGCAAATACTGTATTAGGTGGATTTAATAGCACTGGCGCATTTAGTGCTATTGGTAATATTACTGGCAATTATTTTATTGGTAATGGTAGCCAATTGACAGGCATAACTAGCACTTATAGTAATGCTAATGTTGTTTCATTGTTATCTGCTTTTGGTAGTAATAGTATTTCTACTAGCGGCCAAGTTGAATCTGGCACCGTTGTTGCTGATACAAGTTTAACTTCAAATGGTTCATTATTAGTAACAGGTAACGCACAAGTTAATAGTAACTTAAAAGTTATTGGCAATATGAGTGCTACTGGTAATGTTAGCGTAACTGGTAATATTAGCACACCAGCTAATATTAGTGCATACAAATTAAGTAGTCCATTTTTAAATGTAGTTACTGTTGCTAATATTTCAGGACAAACTTTCTTAGGATTATATGATCCAGGCAATAGTATTATTAATGATACATCTGTTCAAGCTAATTTAAATGTTGGATTAGCCCTTGCGGTAACTGGAGCAATTACTTCTGCTTCTACAATTTCTGCTACAGGAAATATTACTGGTAATGTATTAAAAGGAACACAAGTTTCAGTAAGTGGTAATATTACTGGTAATAACATTACAGCAACAGGCAATATTTCAAGTGGAAACATTAGTGCTAGCGGCAATATTGTTGGTAGATTTATTAATATCGGAAATGATATTAGTGCTGTGGGCAATGCTACAGCTAGTTACTTTATTGGTAACGGTAGCCAATTAACTGGCATTGTTGCCACAGCAAACTATAGTAATGCCAATGTGGCCAATTATCTGCCAACTTATTCTGGCGCATTTACTGCCGCAACTGTAACAGCTACAGGTAACATTAGTGGCAATTACATTTTAGGTAATGGTAGTCAATTAACCGGCTTGCCAGCTACATACGGAAACTCCAAT